GAGCCAAGCCACTCAGCGCTCAAAAGCTCACAGCAGCACAAGAGCGCTGGCACTCCATGGCGTGGCAAGTGACGAGCAAGGTTAGATCGCTGGAAGAGGCAGTGGCCGCACTGAAGTGGGCGAAGGAGAAAGTTAGTGAGCGCTTCTAAATTAGGGGCCGATAGGAAGAAGCGGCCGAAGACAGGCGGGCGGCAGAAGGGCACGCCGAACCGATTCACGGGCGAACTCAAGGAGCTAATCCTCGGTGCGCTCGAGGAGGCTGGCGGTATGGCGTACCTGGCCGAGAAGGCAGAGACACATCCTGGCCCATTCCTGGCGCTAGTGGGCAAAGTATTGCCGCTTCAGGTGCAGGGCGACCCGGACAACCCGCTGCTGACGGGGATCACGGTGACGTTCAAATGAGCGAGCAGACTGATATCGCCGCTGACCAGCACTTCGAGTCGCTTGAGTTCTACCAACTGATGCAGGCGTACAGGAATGCGCCTGGGCATGAGCCAGCGGCGGTAATTGCAGCATTCGAGGCCGTCAAGGCGTTCTGTGAGGCGCGCGTCCTCCCTGAGCACTCATGGCATGCCTTCATCATGGCGTCGCCAGTTGAACGCTGAGTTCCCATCCAAGCTGCGCTTCCTCTTCGAGCCCAAGCGCTACAAGGTAGCACGGGGCGGCAGAGGCTCGGGTAAGTCATGGGGCTTTGCTCGGGCGCTGCTGGTGCTGGGCGCCAAGTCCAAGCTGCGCATCATCTGCTCGCGCGAAGTGCAGAAGTCAATCAAGGACAGCGTACACAAGCTGCTTGAAGACCAGATCGGCGCGCTCGGGCTCACGTCGTTCTACGACATCTTCACGACCGAGATCCGGGGCAAGAACGGCACGGAGTTCCTGTTCGCCGGCCTGAGCGACCAGACGATTGACTCTATCAAGTCATTCGAGGGCGCAGATGTGTGCTGGGTGGAAGAGGCGCAGACGGTATCCGAGCGCTCCTGGAAGATCCTCACACCGACCATTCGCAAGCCAGGCTCTGAGATCTGGGTGACGTTCAACCCCGACTTGGACGACGACCCGACCTATGACCGCTTCGTCACGCACCAGCCTGACGACTGCGTAAGCGTCGAGATGAACTACATGGACAACCCATGGTTCAACGAGACGCTCGAGAAGGAGAGGGCGGGCGATGAGCGGCGCTACTCCAAGGACGAATACGAGAACGTCTGGCTAGGCAAGTGCAAGGCGGCCGTTACTGGCGCCATCTTCGCCAACGAGATCCGCGACGCCATCGAGGCTGGGCGCGTGTGCAACGTGCCGTATGACCCGAGGCTAAAGGTCCATGTGGTGCTGGACCTGGGCTGGAACGACAAGATGGCGGTAATCCTGGCCCAGCGGCATTTGTCCGAGGTGCGGATACCCGAGTATCTGGAGTTTGACCACGTAACCCTGGACTGGTTATCGGCCGAGCTGAGAAACCGCCATTACAACTGGGGTCGCATGTTCCTGCCGCACGACGGGGCACATGGCGACTACAAAACCGGCCAATCCGCCATGCAGATTATGAGAAACCTGCGGTGGGACGTGGCCCAAACTCCGAATCAGCCTGTTGAAACAGGTATCAAGCAGGCACGAATGCTATTTCCGAGGGTATACTTCGACAAAACCAAGGCGGCTTTACTGGTTTCACGTCTGAAACGGTATAAGCGGAATGTCCCGACCACCACCGATGAGCCATCGGCCCCAGTCCACGACATTAACAGCCACGGCGCTGACGATTTCCGGTATCTCTCGCTCGTTGTTCCGCAGATGAGCAACGAAGACCAGAAGCCAATCGTTTACCCCAAGGGTGGGGTCATCTAGGAGCGCCACATGAGTATCGAACTCAACCGTCGAGTTAAGGACCTGGAGGCCCAGTTGGCCGAGGTCAACCGGCAGATCGCTGAAATCCGCGCTGTGCAGAAAGCGAGAGCGGAATTGGTCTTGGCCGAGACGTTCAAGCAGGCAGAGTGGACCGAGATAGCGACAGAGAAGCGTAAACCTGGACGACCGCGCAAAGATGAGCGACGCACTACTTGTCAAAGCGATTGAGCAATACGAGTCCGTCGCCGAGACGCATGGAGAGCTGTCGAAGGAGCGTACCCAGGCGCTGGACTACTACCTCGGCAACCCGCTCGGGAACGAGGTAGACGGCAGATCCCAGGTCATCAGCCGCGATGTCTGGGATACCGTGGAGTGGATCAAGCCGCAACTCGCGGATATCTTCTGCGGCGGTGATGAGGTGGTGCTGTTCACGCCTCGTGGCCCTGAGGACATGGCTGCTGCCGAGCAGGAATCCGAGTTCGTCAACTACATCATTACCCAGAAGAACAATTGGTTCGAAACGTGGTACTGCTGGAGCCATGACGCGCTGTTGCAGAAGGTTGGCTACGTTAAAGCCTACTGGGATGATGCAGAGGACATCACCAAAGAGAAGTACAAGGGCCTGACCGAAGACGAGGCTGTCCTGCTGTTCCAGGATGAGGGGGTTGAGCCTATCTCGGCAGAGCGCTCAGAGGCCGGTTGGGACATCGAGGTACAGCGTACCCACAGTTACGGGTGTGTGCGGCTGGTCAACGTGGCGCCTGAAAATGTCTACGTTGACCCCAACGCGCGGAACCTGAACCTGCAAGATCCGAGCTGCAACTTCTCGGAGCACAGGGAACAGAAGACCATCAGCCAGCTACGGCTCGAGGGCTTCGATGTAGAGGACACGCTGTCCGACAGCGGCAGCACCAGCAACGTCTGGGAAGAAGAGCGCCGGCAAGACCCGTCCACGCTGCGAAGCGATGGAAGCGAGAACACAGACCCGAGCATGCGCAAGGTCTGGGTGCGTGAGTGCTGGATTCGCTACGACCACGACGGCGACGGCAAGGCCGAACTGCGCCACGTCATCATCGTGGGCACGACGATCCTGCTTAACGAGGAGGCGGACCACTCGCTACTCGTGGCGCTGTGCCCTACGCCTCTGCCGCACCAGCATACCGGCCTGAGCCTGGCCGATGCGGTCAAAGACTTGCAACTCATCAAGACCGCGCTCCTGCGGGGATCGCTGGATAACGTCTATCTGGCGAACAACGGGCGCCATGCGGTCGATGAAAGCCTCGTCAACCTCGATGACATGCTCGTGAGCCGTCCGGGCGGCTTGGTGCGGACCAAGGGTGACCCGCGCATGGCGATCATGCCGCTGACGCACTCCACGACCGGCGATGTGGCCGTACCGATGATGGAGTACGTAGACCGCGTGGCCTCCAAGCGCACTGGGGTGAGCGAGGCACAGCAGGGTCTGGACCCGAACGCGCTCAACAACAACGCCGGAGCGCACGCCAACTCGGCCATGCTGACCGCTGCGATGCAGCGCATCAAGTTCATCGCGCGCATCTTTGCCGAGACGGGCGTGAAGTGCCTGTTTCAGCTTGTCCATGCCCTGACGCTGAAGCACTCGCGTAAGGCTGAGATGATCCGCCTGCGCAATCAGTGGGTGCCGGTCGATCCGCGCCAGTGGAAGAAGCGCGCAGACATGCAGATCAGCGTCGGCCTGGGTGCTGGCGACAAGATGCAGCAAATTGTCTTCCTCGAAGGCGTGCTCCAGAAGCAGATTCTGGCCCTGCAAGCCGGCCTGACCAGCCCGCCCAAGGTCTATAACGCCCTGAAGCGGCTGACCCAGGCTGGCGGATTCAAGGATCCCAACGAGTTCTGGGACGACCCGTCCACCAAGCCGCCGATGCCGCCCGCTCCTAACCCGGAAGTGGTCAAGGAGCAGATGAAGGGCCAAGTGGCGGTCCAGGTCGAGCAGATGAAGGGCCAAGTCTCGCTCCAGCAGGAGCAGCAGCGGGCTCAACTCAAGCTGCAGGAACTGCGCGCAACGCTCGAGCTGCAGGCCGCCAACGACGCCCGCGACGCCGAGCGCGAGCAGATCAAGGCCCAGTACGAGGCGCAGCTCGAGGCCCAGCGTCTGGAGATCGAGAAGTGGAAGACGCAGGTTCAGGCACAGGTCACGCAGTACACGACCGACGCCAACAACGAAACCAAGATCCAGATTGCCGAGATGCAGGCTCGCGTGCAGG